TAGTAGATGTAACAGGAACAACTGTAACTGCTGCAAACGTAATCGCTGAGCTTGGTAAGATTGTAGATGCTATTCCTTCTACTATCTATGGAAAAGAAGATTTATACATCTATGTATCTCAAAACATTGCTAGAGCTTATGTAAGAGCTTTAGGTGGATTTGGAGCTTCTGGATTAGGTGCTGCAGGTACAAACAATATGGGTACACAATGGTGGAATAATGGTTCATTATCTTTTGATGGTGTTAAATTATTCGTAGCTAACGGATTGCCTGATAATGATGCAATGGCAGCTCAAAAATCAAACTTATACTTCGGTACTGGTTTATTATCAGACCACAATGAAGTAAAAGTAATTGACATGGCAGATATTGATGGTTCTCAAAACGTAAGAATCGTTATGAGATATACAGCTAGTGTACAATATGGATTAGGTGCAGAAATCGTTCTTTATTCATAATAAACAAATAAGTATTAACAATAAAACAGGGTGGGTGGAAATTCTACCTGCCCTTTTTTAATAAAAACAATTAAATTATGGCTTGTGATATATCAAAAGGGAGATTAGAGGCGTGTAAAGAATCCGTAGGTGGTATTAAAAACTTATACATTGCTAACTACAGCTCTGCTATGTATGCTGGTATGGATGATAGTGCTACAAAACCTCCAACAGATGCAGCGTTTAATGGTCAAGTAGACACATTAGGTGCTAAAGTAGATGTTTATCAATTTGAAGTAAGAGGAGATAATAATACGTTTGAAGAAACTAATGAAAACTCAAGAGATAACGGAACATCTTTCTGGACACAATCAGGAAGTTTTGTTATCAAGGCTCAGAATGCTGAGACTATGATGCAATTAAAGTTATTATCTTACGGTAGACCTCATATTATTATTGAAGACTACAATGGTAAATTCAGAATGGCAGGAGCGCAAAACGGAGTAGAGGTATCTGTAAATACATCTACTGGTGGTGCAATGGGAGATTTATATGGTTATACAATTTCTTTCGAGGGAAAAGAAGTTCTTCCATCTTTATTTATACTAAACACTTTAGTAGCAGTAGGTAGTTCGTCAGGATTTGACGTACAGACTTCAAATATGAGTAACGAATAATACTTCCTTTATTATTATTCAATTAAAAGGGTAGATTTCGGTCTACCCTTTTTTATTATAAAACAAAAAATAGTTTTTACGTTATCATAGTATGATAGTTATTAATGCAGCAGAGACACAGACATTTAACATAATACCTAGAGATGGTGTTGTAGAATATACTACTCAAGAGGACGGAACTATTACTCTTGATGCTAATAAGCTTACTGTTAAGTTTGTGGAAGAAGAAACCAACAATGGTGCTAGTTTTTTAAATTTAGTAAGTACTAAATATCCTAACTATTTAGCTTTGCAAGTAACAGCAACAGTAAATACATTTAGGAAGAATTTTAATTACTTTATGGAGATAAAAAACAATACTACTGGAAAGCTTTTTTATAGAGATAGACTTTTAGTATTAACTGACAATGATGTGCCTTATAACAATACGGCTATTCATTCTATTGATGCAGGTGAATACGAGCCTTTTACTGGTTCTTCTAGTGATAACGAATATATTATATTAAATGATTAATAAAGAAAAAAATAATTCAATAAGAGTAGTAAACTTGTCTGGTTACGAGATACCAGAGGTAAAAGAGGTTTACAATAAGAAGTGGATTTCTTATGGAGAGAACAACGACTACTTCGACATACTTATTGAAAGGTATTTAGGCTCACCTACTAACAGTAGATGTATCAACGGTATTGTTGATATGGTTTATGGTAGAGGATTAGAGGCTACAGATAGTGCAGAGTTTCCTGAAATGTACGCTAAGTTCAAGGTATTGATTAGACCTAAAGATGTAAAGAGAGTATCTAATGATTACAAGATGTTAGGTCAAGCAGCTATGCAAGTAGTATACAACAAGTCTAAAACCAAAATAATAAAAGTATTACACTTTCCTATGGAGTGTTTACGAGCAGAGAAGTGTGATGCAAAAGGGGTTATCAGAGCTTATTACTATCATCCTAAGTGGGCTGAGATAAAGCCAAGCGATACACCTAAAAGAATCCCTACATTTGGGAATGGTGCAAAGAGTGAAAAATCAGAGCTATATATATTCAAGCCTTACAGAAGTGGCTTTTATTATTATGCTCCTGTTGATTATCATGGATGTTTACAATATTGTTCTTTAGAAGAAGAAGTAAGTAATTATCACATCAGTAACATAAAGCAAGGATTACAACCTAGCTTACTAATAAATTTCAATAACGGAATCCCAAATGAGGAAACACAAGAGATTATTGAAAGAAAAATATATGATAAATTTAGTGGCAGTTCTAATGCAGGTAAATTTATTTTAGCATTTAACGAATCTATAGAAACTAAAGCAGACCTAGAACCTATACACTTACCAGATGCTCATGCGCAATATCAGTTCTTATCTGATGAGAGCAGAGAGAAGATTATGTTAGGTCATGGTATTGTATCTCCTATTCTTTTGGGGATAAAAGACAATACAGGGTTTGGGAATAACGCAGAAGAGTTAAGAACTGCTTCTATATTGATGGACAATATTGTTATTAGACCGTTCCAAGAAGGAATTATAGAAGGTATTAATGACATACTAAACTTTAACAAGATATACTTGAGTTTATACTTTGTAACTCTACAACCGATTGAGTTTACAGAGCTAGACAACATCTCTACAAGAGTTAAGAGAGAAGAGGAAACAGGAGAGAAATTAAGCTCAGATGAAGTAACAGATTTTAGTGATGAAGAAGGAGATGACCTTTTGGAGCAATTAGAGGCTCTAGGAGAGCGTATCTCTGACGATTGGGAGCTTATACATTCCGAAAAGGTAAACGACTCGGAAAAGGGCTTTAATTTGGATAATTTAGCAGATATTAAGTCTGCTCCTAACAAGAAGTCTAAACAGGATAGAGGAATATATAAAGTAAGATATGCTTATATGCCTGTAAGAAAGTCTCCTAATAGTAGAGAGTTTTGTAAAAGAATGGAATTATATACTCAGGACAATATTGTATTCAGAAAAGAAGATATTGGCACAATGAGTTTTAGAGGTGTAAACAGAAAGCTTGGACACAAAGGTAGAAACTATTCCCTGTTTAAATACAAGGGTGGTAAAAACTGTAAGCATTACTGGGAGTTAAGAGTATATAAAAAGAAAGTATCTGATGATGCAAAGATTAGTGTTAATCAAGCAACAAAGGATGGATTTGTAGAACCTAATAATCCTTCAGAGGTATCTGTTAGACCAGCAGATATGCCGAACTCAGGAGCTTATCCAAATAGTTAAGATTATGGCAAAAGCATTATTTATAACAGTAATAGACTTAAAGAGAAAATCCATAATAGATGGGAACTTAGATGCTGATAAGGTAATTCAGTTTATTGAGGTAGCACAAGATACGCACATACAAAACTATTTAGGAACAGATTTATATAATAAACTACAAACATTAATAACAACAGGTAACGATATAAATAATCCTGCTAACGCACATTACAAATCATTATTAACAACTTATATAAAGCCAATGTTAATATGGTTTACACAAAGTAATTATCTTCCGTTTGCTATGTATCAAATAGGTAATGGAGGAGTATTTAAGCATAGAAGTGAGAACTCTGATTCTGTAACACAAGAAGAGGTTGCAATGCTGATAAACAAGGTTTCAGAAACAGCAGAGTTTTATACTAGAAGGTTTATTGATTACATGACTTATAACTCGACATTATATCCAGAATATAATTCTAACTCTAATGAAGATATGTACCCTGACAAGGATGTTAATTTTCATAGCTGGGTTCTTTAATTATGAGCATGTACAAACCGAAAAAGATTAATGTTGAAAAACTAAAACAATATTTAAAACGACAAGAAAAAGATGGCGAATACAATAGATTGGGGAAAAGCATACAGCGAGAGTTATTGGGGGAACGCAACCTCAACGATTGATTGGGCAGACGTATATCAAATAGAGTACCACACTTCTGATTTAAATAGGAGAGTGCAAATATACGAGAACAACACAATGACTATACAACTATTAGAAAACTTAGAAGATTAAGATATGAGTTTACTTAAGAAAGCATCCATAATAACCACACCTACAGCTTATGCTGAGGACTACTTATATTCTATAAAACCAGCTTATGCATTAGGAGAAAATTTAAATGTGCTACCAAGCTCTGATTCAGCAGTAGGAAATCATTATAAATTTAGTCCTTATGGAAACAATACTGTGCAATATGTAAATGGCGAAACGATAATCACTCACGTAGATAATACAAGTGGTGCTTTTCATTATTTTAGAACATCTTATAATACTACATCAATTTTAACAGTTAACAAGAAATATAAAGTAGAAATATCTTTCAAGGTTAACACAGGTAGTTTTACTTGGCAATACAATGCAGGTGTAGGAGGTACACTAAGTTTAGATGAGAGTAGTAATACTGAGTTTGAAACAATTGGTTATAGCTTCATAGCAGGACACGCAACTAATACTTTTATAAGAACTGCAGGTATGGGTAGTGGTCAAGTAGTAACTGTTAAAAAAATTACTATTCAAGAAATAACAGATGCCGACTTTGACTTTGACAGAAACTCAATAGGAACAAGAGTCAACGAAGATTATCTTATAGAAGATGTGCCTTATAATTTGATAACAAGAAGTGAAGATTTTTCTAACGCAGCTTACACTAAATATAACGCAAGTATTGCAGAAACAACAATACAAAGCCCTATATCAGGCTCTTATGTAGAGTCTATTTCCAACACTAATACAGGCACTACTTATTCTTTTATTAGTCAAAATCTTGCAGCACCTGACAGGGAAGTAAATATAACTTTAAGCGTATATGCTAAAAAAGGCACATATAACAGATTAGGTATTTCAAGTAGGTCAGGAGATACTTTTGGTGCAATATACGATTTAGAAAATGGAACAGTAGTAGACACACATCCTAATACAGGTCATATATTAGCAAGTTCTATTCAGTCAGCAGGTAATGATTTTTATTTATGTTCAATTACTGTTGTTAAATCTGTTCAATATAATATACACCCTTTACCAAGCAATGCTTCTACTGCATCTTTACTACTTGGTAATCTGAGTTATACAGAAACAGGAAATGTAAATATTTTTGGCGCACAAGCAGTTAAAGGAAGTGATTTAAAACCATATCTAAAAACAACAGACAGATTAGACATACCAAGAATAGATTACACAAACGGAGAGGGGAGTATCTTGCTTGAACCTCAGCGAACAAATACAGTACAATATTCTCAAGACTTTTCGCAATATAATTCAGGAGGTGGTTTAACGTTAACAACAGGTTTTTTAGCACCTGATGGAACAAACTCAGCTACTAAGATTACAGCAACAATCGGTACTTCATCATTATATAGAAGTGGTGAAAGTTCAACAACAGCTTCAAGAACAATATGGGCAAGGACTGTTTCAGGAACAGGTCAAGCAGTGCTTTTAAGCTATTTTGGTAATACAAATAACGCATTTACAATTACAGAAAAATGGCAAAGATTTGAAGTAAATAGTGCTGTTGCAACAGGTGGTACTAACTTTTATGCTATTGATTTTAGAAATGGTTTTGCTAATTCGCTTAGTGAAATTATTATATGGGGTGCGCAATCAGAAGAAGCAACATACGCAACATCTCTAATACACACTTCAGGAAGTGCAGTTACTCGTAGTGCAGATGCAGCAAACAATGCAGGAAACAGCGACTTATTTAATGATAGTGAGGGAGTGCTATATTGTGAAATAAAAGCTACTGCTAATGATTTAAGTCAAAGAAGAATTACTATTTCTGATGGCAGTTTAAATAACAGAATAGGTATAGAATATACATCAAGTTCTAATCAAATTAGAGGTAGAGTTACAGATGGTGGCTCAGGTCAAGCAGATATGACTTATACAGCAATAGATATAACGGAATATATTAAAATTGCAGTCAAATACAAAGTCAATGATTGTGCGTTATATGTAAATGGTCAAGAGGTAGTAGTTGATACATCAGCTACAATGCCAAGTGGTTTAGATAAATTAAGTTTTGACCAAGCAACAAGCGTTTTAAACTACTATGGTAATGTAAAAAGTGTAATGGTATTTAAAGAAGCTCTTACTGACTTAGAATTAGAGAAACTAACAGGCTACAACAACCACGAACTATATATGAATTATTACAATAGATTAAGCTATTTAGGTTTAGTAGAAGAATACAATGTAGAATCCGATATAAACAATTATATATTATGATACCAAGTTTATTACAAATACCAAGTGCTGTAAGCGATTCTAAGCTACATTCAGTTTTACCTAATAATGGTAAAGGCGATTTCCAATTCGAGAGAAGTACAGGCGCAACCAGAATCAACCGAGATGGCTTAATAGAAGAAGTAGGATATTTCTCAAGTGAGTTAGTACAAAACGGAAACTTTAGTGAATTAGGAAGCGATATAATAGTAAACGGAGATTTTGCAACAGATAGTAATTGGGCAAAAGGAACAGGTTGGGTAATTATGAATGGTTATGCTGAAAGTGATGGTACTAACGCACCCTTAGACCAAGTAAGCGTACTTACAGTAGGAAAAACATATAAAGTAGTTATAACTGTAACTAATATGACATCAAGTGCTTTGTCAGTCAGATTAGGAACTTCAAGTAGTGATGCTGTATTATCTATCACAGAAAACGGAACTTATACAGCTTATGGAGTTGCAGGTGCAACTACAGTTAGATTACGTTCACAAGGTTTTAACGGAAGAATACAAAACGTATCAGTAAAACAAGTAGACCCTAATGATAGATGGGTTACTACTTTAGCTAAAAATGTATCAGGTTGGTTAATAGAAAATGATGTCGCATCTTGTGATGGTACACAAACTACTAATTCAGGTTTTATAC